GGCGGTGGTGGTGGTGGTGCAAATATTGCTCCTGCGTTAGCAACTGGTCCTACACTAAAAGGTAAATTAGGATTGATAGAACCAGCAGAAACGCCATAAAAATTTTGATAACTTTGTTGTTGTGTTGGAGCAAAAGGCTCTGCCACTAAAGGATTAATTTGAAAAGTTCTTCCGTAGCCATATGGATTATCACCTTGATAACCTATTGTATCTCCTTCAAAAAAGGATAATGCACTACCTAATTCACTAGCAGATGGATTTACATTACCAAAATATTGTAGCTCTGGACTAAATCCTGGCATAAAACCTATAGGTATATTAGCTTGAAATCTTTGTGTTGCTGTAACATTATCAGTGTCAGGTGCTTCTGTTTCTTCTCCTCCTTCTCCACTACCATTTACATTGCCACCTTCTTGAAAAGTAAGACCTCCAGAATTTGCAAATAAAACAGGTTGCACTTCAGGATATTGCTGTTGCAATCTTTTAGTTCTTTCTTCTTCTGATTCTAAACCTGCTAAATATTCTTGAAGAGCCTCTTGCGATTCTATAATACCTCTACCACCTGCACCCACAGCTGCTGGTATATATACACTTGGTCTAGAGGCAGATTCTGCTAATCTACCAGTTACATCAAATACATTTGGATCTCTACTTATAATCTCTCCTGTAGTAGGATTTATTTCAGGAACTGGTGCATTAATATTTGCAAATATATTCTTGCTTACTTCTCCTGAAGGTTGGAATTGTACACCTGTAGCAGATAAATTATTTAAAGATTCTGCTGTATCTTGAAATGCTTTTCCAACTATTTGTCTTTTTTGTGGATCAGATAATTCTGTGCCTAACTCTTTTACTATGTCAGAACCTTCTCCTAACGCTGTTTTTGCAGCTTCTGAACCAGCTTCTGCAAATTCCATACTTGCCTGAGCACTTTCTCCAGCACCTTTTAAAAATTGACCAACAGCAAATCCACTTAAACCTGCGAAAACTCCTTTTGTAATATCTTGTTCTACTATTGCTGTAGTTGCTCCTGAAGCCACAGCACTTCCTACTGGACCGCCAAATAGACCTCCTACAAAACTTGCTATAGCTGGAAGTAAATCTTTTGCTTTAAAAGCCTCTGGTAGCCCTGTAATAGGGTTATAACTTAATGCTCCTAATTGTGCTAATCCTGATAATTCTTGTGGATTAACGTGCATTAACATATTATCTCCAAAACGACCTTGCTCTGCTATATTTTGTATATCTGATTGCATATTAGTTAAACCACCCATTTGAAAACTTTCTTTTTCTATATTTTTTTGTTTTCTTAATACTTTTAATAATTCTTGCATAGCGTCTACTCTAGACTTATTTATAATACGTGGTACTCCCATATCTTCATCAAATAATCTTCCTAAACCCTCTAATGGTGTAGTTAAAGTGCTTCTTATAGGTTTATTATCATCATCAAAATAAAAATTTCTTATTTTATCTTCATCAGACATAGCTGTCCTAGTTACTACTGCAGTTATTGGTGGTGCTATAGGTAAGTTTTTTTCTCGTATAGGGTATCTCTCTAAAAATTCTTTATCTGAAACTATAAAAGGTTTAGATTTATAGGGTGGTAGTGCACTTTTAGATTCTTTTGCCTCTTTTTCTTTGGCAAAAACATAATCTATACGTTCTTCTAAGTCTGATATAACAGTATCTATATCGTCTGTATTTTTGTAATATCCTGCTATGTTAAAAAGCTGTTCTATATTTTTATCTTTCATTATCTTTCCTCAGTTGTTTCACAACCAAATACATTAAAACTCATATCGACAGCACTAGTATGCACTTTCAAAACATCTGCTTGATTTAGTGTCATACCTATCACTATAGCGAATGAATCATTTGCTGCTACTGATTTATCATAAAAAACAAATTGTTTATCATCAGCTCCAGCTCCTGCTACATGAACACTTAATCTAAATGTTATAGCAGAGCCTGTTCTATTAGCAGCAACAATAGAACTTATTGTTGTCTGTGTTTTATCTGGCACTGTATAGAGAGTTGTAGTGGTTGTAGCAGCAGGATCAAGTTGTGCTAAAACTTTTAAACTATCAGCCATGTTTTGCTCCCATTAGTAAAAATTGATGTCTTCGTATAGCTTTAGAAGTTATCGGATCTTGTGCTTTTTTTACTAGTCCTACCTCACTATTTATATCTTGAAATCCCTGTTCTATAGTTCTTCTATTTATAGATTCATTTAATTCATCATATTCTTGTGTAGCTATAGGTAAAGGTATATTAGTTTTTTCAGCCATTATTTTCTACCATCAGTTCTTAAATCTAATCTTATATCACCTAATCTCCATCCAAAAGAATTAGATGTATTTTCTATTCTAACAGCACTTTGTCTACTTCTGGCTCTTGTATTAGCAAATTTAGTAGTAGGATTTACTGAAATAGTTTGTAAACTAGATAAACTTTCTAAAGGAAAATTTCTACCTTTTATGGTTACACTAACTGTACTGCCATCATCACTATTTCCTCTATATTGCAAATCAGGTATTAATCTAGATATAAACATAAATCTTTCTCCATCTGGATCTAAGTCAAAATCAGAAGATTCTATAAAAGCTGTAAAATTAGAACCATCAGCACTATGCCCAAATTCATGATTATATAAATAATTATCATCAGTATTATCTAACTTACTAGCTGCTAAAGGATATTGTTCAGAATATGCTGGATTCCAAGCTGTTCTTGTAAAACCATCATTAGTAGTTCCTATACTCCAAGATTTTTCTAAATAGTTATAAATAACGTATCTATTTACTTCTGAAGAGTTAGCACTAGGATAAAACCATATAATCTCATTATGTTCTGGTATAGCTGCTCCAAAGACTTTGTAAGACTGATCTAAATTAAAATCACTAAATATATGATCTAATACTGTACATGGCAATTTTTGAGCTGATCCTCCATAAATATAAAAAGCTCCATTATCCATGAAAAAAACAGCTCCACCTACAGAAACTGCAGCATTTGGCGATATTAACGACATACCATTTGCTACTTCATTAAATGTAAAAGTAAATGGTGCACCTACAAATCTCATAGATGTTATACCTGAATCAGTCCAAATTAATATTTCTTGTCTAGTTTTTATAGCACCAACTATATAACTACCTGAAGATAACTGTACACCACCTGCTGAGTTTGTTGCAGTAGGTGTCCAATCAACAGCATTTTCTCTATCAGAAAATCTAACTAGCAATGGATCTATTGTAGATGATCCTATAGGATTACAACCAAATGCTATGACGTGCCTATCTATATCTGACATCATTATTTGTAATACTGCTGTTGGCGTATTGCTTGCTCCTGCTCTACTACTAGCTGCAACTGCTCTTGTGCTTAAACCTGAAGATTCATCCCAATAATATAATGGTCCACCTCTAGGACAAGCTATAATATCATCACCAAAATTATCTATACTCCATAATCTTAGTTGATTTGTATAACTTAATGATGTAGCTGAACCCCAAGCAGGACCACCCCATGTAGAAGCACCCCAACCTGTAGATTTTACATAATCATCTAGACCACTATTAATTTGATAAACAGCAACTGTGCTAGAGCCACCATTACCACTATCAGATGAATTAGCTAAAACTTCACTACCAGTGGTATCTTTAGCATTTATTTGAAATGTATTTACAGTTAAAATTCTAGTTATTTCATATTCTTGATTTAAAACTGTTGCTGTTATATTGCCACCTAAACTTGCAGCACTACTAAAAGTAACACTATCACCTGCAGTAGCTCCGTGACCATTTTCAGTTACTGTTATTAAACTAGAATCATCAGCTACTTTTGCAAAAGTTGGATCACCTGCAGAAGTTGTTAATCTTATAGGTGTAATATCATGAAAAGTTGTACCTTGTTGAGCGTACAACTTTTTATGTGTACCTAAAATATTATAGTAATCTTGATCTATTGTATTGTAGACATGAATTTTTCTGGCAGTTCCTCTATAAGAATTACTTGTTTGTTTTTCCCAACCACCTATTCTTTCAGGTCTACCTTTTCTAAATCTTACTTTATCTGCGTCAAACCAACCACCTTCATTAGAATAGTTAGTGCCTTCTTTATTTATGCCAGGTTGAAATACAAATTTTCTTAAAGCCATAATTACACCTCATGCCATTTTTTACCTTGAAATAAAAGTGCTTCTGCTTCTCTACGTCTTACTAATCCTTGCAAAACTTCTCCGTTTGCTTTATTCCATCTTTTGATTTCTCTTGGTACATCATCATACTCACCAGCATTTAATACTTTTAATAAAGTAGATTGTTTTAAACTATTTGGTCCTAAGTTATAAACCCAGGCTACGAGGGCGTCAAATTGACTTTGTGATAAGGGAGCTTGTACGTAGTCATTTATATAGCCCTCGTATTCTTCTAGCTCTATATCAAGCATATGTTCTGCGTGTGATTGTGACCATTCATCATCTTCTTTAACACCTTTAACATGACCATAACCGATTGTTAATTTTCCTGCTGGACATCTATATGCTTTTAATTCACAGCCTTCAAATTTTTTTATTAAACTTTTACCTTCTTCTGAAATTTTCATATTGCTACTCATTTTCTATTTTAGGTTGAGTAGTTGTTACTGTTCTATAATAAACAACTACATCTTTTAGTTCAGTTATATATCTCTTTATCTCCTGCATATTATATGCCATTAACTCATAATCAGGTATTGTCATAGCTAAAAAAACTAATTCACCTTCTTGCTCTTCTATTATTGCAAATTGTTCTTCAAAATTTTCAGGAGTAATTGTTAGCCATTTGACTTCTCTTAAATCTATCTCTCTAGGCATGACAGGTTGTATTATCTTTCTGTCTATAGGCTTTGTTTGTACTTCTATATTTTTAGTTGGAAGGAGACTGCAACTGCAAGCCATCATCAAGACTATCAACAGTACCACTGAGTTTTTCAATATCTTCCATAATGTGTTTAGTTCCATTATTTATCTTCCTTTGCATTTCTATTGGATCTTCTAAAATCTTAGCAGTAAGTTTATAGTTTCTTATAAACTCTGAGTATCTATTTAACTCTCTTTCTGTTGCTTGATTTTTTAAAGTCATTTCTAATAATGAATTAGATTGTAATTCAAAATCAGCTTGTAAAGATTTTATAGTTTCTTTTTGTTCTGCTATAGCATTTTCTAGTTTTAAATTATTATCTTTCAAAACTGTATTCTCATTCCAAATGTAATAACACAAACCTGAAAGTGATAGTATTATTGCAAATAAAAATTGATACATTATAGTTCCTCTATTTTATAATTAAGACCTTCAGCTCCTCGTATTTCTACTATTTCACCTTTTTTTGTTTTAAATTTAAGATGTTTTTCTTTCTTAACATAAAACTTTATAACTACAAAACTTTGATCATCTTTGTCACCCCAAGTCGCATTATAACTAACTGTTAAATTATAGTAAGTTGTAAATAAACTTTTGAGCCACTCCCAAAATTTTGCCATATTAATTAGCTAGTGGATTTTTATCTAAGTCCTTTAGCTTTTCTTTTAACTCTTGTATATCTTCTTTAGAATCAGAAAGCTGTACTTTCATTGCAGCAAGCTCACTTTCTATTTCAGATACATTAGGTATCTCTATACCATCTATTTCTTTTTGTAAAAATTCTACACTTGTTTCTATAGCTACAAATCTTTCTTCTATAGCTTGTACCTCATTTTCATTATCACTAATACCACCAATCTTAGATTCTAAATTTTCTAATCTATTTATGTAAGTTGCACCTGTATAACCAAAACCAGCTAATGTTCCGACTATTGATACTAGAGCTATTAGTTGTGTTGTTTTATTTTGAAACCAATCCATTATTCCTCCTGTAAGTTTGGTTGTTCTTGTATCAAGATATTCATAGTATTTATATTACTACCTGCTAAACCATAAAAGGCATTTATATTATCGTTCATAACTATGTCACTGTAAATTTCTTTAGCCTCATACCATGTATCTTGTTTAGGCAACTCTAAAACTTTATATCTATCAAAACCAGGTACAAAACCTAAATATGCAACTAAAGTTGTTTGATCTGCATATTCTCCTGTTTCTTGTTGTTGCTGTTGTATTTCTTCTTGTTGATTCTTAATATTATTTTCTATTATCTGATTAGCTATTTCATCAGCCTCACTTGCAGATACAACTCCTGATGTAGCAGAACTAATATCACCTTGTAAATTATTTATCTGCACTTCAGCCATAACCATTTGTCCACCATCTGCAGTAGGTAAAGGTATAAAGCTTGTAGTAATACTATCACCTACTTGTGATCCTGTACCTGACATATCTGCAGAATTTTGTGACATAGATAATAAATTATTATTTTGCATAGAGGCAGAAGCTATTTGATCACTTATACTAGGAGAACTACTTGTAGAAATAGAACCACTAGATATGTTTTTATTATTGCCAGTGTAAACATTTGAATTAGAACTAGAACTACCTGTGCCATATCCTCCTGAATTAGAACTTTGCCCACCATAATTAACACTTTGACTTGCTGTTGCTATAGAGCTATTTACTATATTTAATTTCATATCTCTTTTGCTATCACTATCAGCAACTAACTCTTCTTCATGCAGTTCTAATATTTCTTCTTCAGAAACTTCTTCTTCAAGTTCTGCGACTTCTTCTTGTTCTTCTCTAATATCTTCTAAGACTTCTTCTACTTCTTGCTCTATAATAACTTCTTCTCTTTGTTCTCTAACAAGTCTATCATCAGCTTGTGCTACTTCTTCGTAAGGTTCTTCTTGTCTGCCTCTTTCATTTTCAAACCATTCATCTAATTCTTCTATGCTATCAAACTCAACAAAAGTTGTAGGCTCTTGAAAATCATCTATTAATATAGTTTCTAAAACAACTAATTCAGATAGAAGTAAATCTGAACCTAAAGGAGGTAATACTTGTGAAACTTCATGATCTGGAACTTCAAAAGTATTAAAATTTATATAAGGTTGTTGATGATCTTGTTGTGTATCTATTGGCTCTACATCCATTCTAAACATAGAATCTGAATGATTATGAAAAACATCTTCATTATGTATATCAAAAACTAATACTTCATCAAATAAACTATCTTCAAAAACATTATTTTGTCTAATTATTGTTACATCTAAAAAAGGATCATCAAGCAAAAAATCTCCTTGAAAAGAATTGTGACTTTGTGAAAACATATTATGTTCATCACTATTACCATAGTCTACATTCTCCTCTCTAAAATATGCTACAGAATCTTGTTGTCTATATCCTGCACAAAAAGGTGCATACTGAGGATCATCATCACATTGTTGCTCATCAAAAGCCTCGTCATAGTTAGGACAGCTTGTACTGTAGAGTTGTGATAAATTACATTGTTGATTTAAAAAAGCGTCTGCATAACCAGTGCAACTAGAATCATTTAAAGGATTGCTACAATCTATACTATGGTCTGAACCATCACTATAAAGTGAGCCACCATTCTCTAAAGTTGTATTAAAAGATGTATTATTCCAATTAGTATTTACACAACTGCTTGAATTAGTAGATCCTGTATTACATTCATCATGAAATAAATACGTGTATATTTTACTAGAATCTGGTCCTTGTTCACCTATTAAAACATCATGATTAATTATATTAAGTGCACCATATCTATATTCAAATGTATGATTTGACCAAAGTATTATTTCAAAACTATTGTCTGTACCACTTCTATTGTACTCACGCAAATCATACCAACCAAAAATCATCTTTTCATTATCGCCATATGATTTAATTCTTGAATTATTATCTCTAATCAAATCTGTCCAAAATGGATAAAGAGTATTTTTATATCTAGGCAAAGGATCAGGAGTAAAATCTCCACAATAATCTGCATAAGCAGTAGATGTTAAACCTAAATGCAAACACCCATTTGTAGCCATTCTAGCTGAATTAAAAGTATTGCCATAAAAATTAAAATCAAAAGAAAAATCTATAGCTGGCGAAATGCCATCATCTACAATTTCATAAGCAAGCTCACCCTCAAAAGAATTAGCATTTGTTTGTAAATGATATAAAGGCTGATTAGCTTCGTATATATACTGAGATTGTATTTTTAAACAGAATATAAATACTAGCCATAAAATTCGTCTAAGCATTGTCTCCTACTTTTATATTTAGAAGCAAAAGGTTTATCACTTAAAGGTGATGTAATTTTTTCACCCCAACTTCTTTTTCTCCAATTAGGATTTATTTGTTCCATACATTTTCGTAAAAAATCTTCTTCTGCTTGCAATCTATCAGGTCTTTCCCATGCGTTAGAAACCCACTCTGCTTTTGCCTCTTCTCCTATCTTGCCATTATAAGGACAAGGTGTTCCTGCTTTCCACATAGCTGAAAAAACTCTTTCATCTTGGCATAACAAAGCTACTGCTGCTACTTTCATGCCCATATCATAAACATACTTAGAAAGTTTCAATCTTTCACAGTTTTCATCTCTAATACTTTTACCACCAGAAAAACCAAATATCTGCCCTTGATATGCTGCAGATAAACCTGTTGTGCAAAGATCCTGAGAATAACTCATTATGCTTGGTGCTATAGCAGAAGCTGGAGGTGCTTTTGTATTTATATTTTGTGTTATTACTTGTTCTGATTTACTTTCATTTATATTTCTATTTGTATTATTAGAAGTTGTATTATTCTCGTTTATATTTGTATTGTTAGTATTTACATTAGAATTTGATTCACTGTAATTATTATTAGTATTGGTATTATTTGAAGTTGAATTAGATTCATTATAATTACTATTTGTATTGTTAGATGTAGTAGTGTTATTTACATTCTGATTTACAGTAGAATTAACAGTAGAATTTGATGTAGAAGTATTAACGTTAGTATTGGTATTATTATTTGTACTAGTATTTACGTTAGTATTATTAGCTGAAGAAGTAGATGTATTGACATTTGTATTAGTATTATTAGCAGTACTAGTATTTGTATTTACATTAGTATTGCTAGCTGTTGATGTTGAAGTATTAACATTTGTATTTGAATTAGTATTTGTATTTGTATTTGTGTTGGTATTTGTATTTGTATTTGTAGTCGTTGTCGTATTAGTTGTATTTAATGCCTCACAATACTGACTACCAACAGTACAAGTTCCTGTTTGTTCTTGTGCTAATAATTCATTACCACAATACAAAAATATAAAAAATATTATTAATCTACTTATCTTCACCTTTAAATCCTTTTGACGAGTTAGATGTGCCAGCATATAAACCAAACCATGCTGCACCAGCTCCAACTATTATTGATATTAAACCTG